TAAAGTCGCTACAATTTTCGTCTTTTTTATCATTTTTATTTTAGTTTTTCCATTCGCGCTTTTGTCAAAGATGAGATAAAGGATAAAGGGGCGGAGCTTGAGCCCCTTTTCCTTTTCTCTTTGACTTCACTTTGGAAAAGCTTTTTCTACCCCTGTAAAGGGTAATACAGTTTTTTTCCGGAAAAATACTAGACTTTTTCCTATTTTTCCAATTTCGGAAAGAAAAGAAAAATACTGGACTTTTTCCAAAACTGGAAAAGAAAAATACTGTATTTTTCTTTAGAATTCTTCTAGTATTTTTCCTATTTTTCCTTTTCTTTTATAGGAAAAACAATGCCTTTTTTGATATCGAATCCGTCATGTTCACGGATATAATTCTCGACTGACTTCGTCGATTTTAGTCCTAAATAGTCCATAAGCTCTTTTGTTGTAACCGGGGATGATCCATCAAAAAGTGCATAATAAGCAGTCTCGAGTTTTTCGTTTCGCTCTTTCTGATTCTGCTCTTTTGACTTTCTTCCCTCTTGTCCTTTTTGCCACATAGGCTTTTCATCTCCGAGTTGGATATCAGCAAGTACCCCCGAGTCGTCCAAGAAATGGACTGGATAGCTAAACCACATATTGATCGGCTTGAATTTGGCAAACTCTCGAAGAGTCCCTTCCACGCGCCACGCTGTCGAAATTTCAATCGCTCGACGGGCTTGTCCGATCTTGTCCATCCATGGCTTACGAGCAAGGATATCCGGAACGGCTTTTTCAAAGTGTGTTCGCATGATTGCTGCACTTTGGAGATCGTCGAGTGTGACTTCCTCTTGGTAATATCCAAGGTTGCACGTTTGCAAGGCTTCTTTGTAAATCCTTGTAGCTGTATGATTGATACGTTGCACGATCAATTCTTCCGTGACGTCTAATTCTACCAAGTCGATCAGCGCGTCCGGATCTCGAGCGAATACGCCCGAACCACTAGCGCGGTCCATTGATTTTTTGCCTCCTTGCGCACCTTTTGAGTGGTGGTGGCAATAGATCACCGAGCACCCGAGCTCTGTCGCCACTTTGTCAAACTGATTCGTAAAGTGCGCCATCTGGTCCGCGCTGTTCTCGTCACCCGTCAAGACCTTATAGATCGGGTCGATGATGACGGCTATATAGTTCTTTTTGAGTGATCTCCGGATCAATTTCGGAGCTAGCTTGTCCATCGGTACGGTTTTACCGCGAAGATTCCAAATATCGATATTTTGCAAGTTGTTCGGTTGCAATCCCATAGCCTCGTACACGTCGCGGAATCTATGGAGACATGACGCGCGATCCAACTCAAGATTGACATATAGGACCTTGCCTTGTGTACAGTTCCATTTAAGCCATTTTTTGCCTTCTGCGATGGCGATTGACATTTCGATCAAGCTGAACGACTTCCCGGCCTTGGACGGCCCGGCGATCAGCATTTTGTGTCCTTGTCGTAGCACGCCTTGAATCAGCTCGGGCGCAAGCTCTGGAAGATTGTCCCAACTATCCCCAAGGCCTTCCGGATCTGGAAGATCGTCGTTCAAGTCCTCGATATACTGATACCATTCCTCCCAATTTCTTTTTCCGATATTGGTATCGACGAGGAATTGCTTTTGGCCGTTTCGCTCGAAGCCCGGCATACGGGACAAGCGCGACGGGTTGCGGTTTTGTGTATCGACCGAGATCCCGTTCTTCTGACAGATCTTATATAGATAGTCAACGCGCTTTCTGTATTCGTCGTAGTTGCCCGCGTCCACCTTCACGATAGCGTGTAAGGACTTGTTCCCACTATATACAAGGGCCACGATAGGAAGCTCAAGTTCTTTATAGATGGCATTTTGTTTTTCAACGCTCATGCTATCCGACTCAACGAGGGCATAACGGAATTCAGTCACGTTCTCATTTTTCGCGCCCTTACCATCGAGCGGATTGAAGCGAATCCACGCGCCCGCTTCCTTGCGATAGTCCCCGAGGACCGCCCCGATATCGCCGTTGCACTTGGATAACTGTTCAATCAGTTGCCCCGCCGTCCGGTCGTATGCTCCCTTGGTCGGAAGCCATTTTTCAATTTCGCCCGTTTCGTCATTTACTTTTGGATAACTCTCTGTGACGTATCCCACGTTTTCGGACGATTCAAACAAGGCCTCGAGGTATCGAATGATCTCTTGTGTCGGATTCCAAACAGCCGGCTCATGGATCTCTTTTCCCTCAATCCAGTTCTTATCGATGACGCGATAGTCCCGATCGATTGTATCATTCCAATCTAATTCGTGAGCGCCCTCGCTATCGTTCGAGTACGGATTCACCCACCCGTGATCTTTTGCGAGTTGGACAATCGTCCCACCCGTTACGATCGAGCCGGCTTGTTCGTTGAAAGTGTCCCACTTCTTGAAACACTCGAATTTTCGATATCTTGTATCATTCTGCGACCAATTGTCCCAATCGGAGGCTGTATATCCTTCATGTTTTAAGGCCATCCCGACATTGATCCACTCTTGATAAGAAAGCGTCGAGGGGTCAATATAATCAAGCAATGGTAATAAATCAAACTCTCTCTCGTTATTCATTCACCTCTCCTATTTTCTAAAAATTGTCGGAGCGATTCCTCGTTCGCTAGTTGCGTTTCTATCCGTTGGATCGCTCTCTCCACTTTGAGGATCTTCGCATTCAGTTCGTACTTTTGGAGAAATAGACCCTTCTTTTTCAACTCGAGCACTTTCAGCTCCGACTGTAATCGTCGCGTTATTGTTTGCGACTTCTGTATTAAATCCATCTGCATATACCCTTTTTAATTTGGTACATATTCGCTCGCTCTGATCCCGGGCGGTATTCTCCACCCGTTAGCGGCGATACGGTCAATCATATTTCTTGCACTTCCGAAATTCCACATTCCGACATTTCGGAAGCCTCGACTCTCGAGGAAACGGATCTGCTTCGGTGTCGAAAGTCCTTCGTTCCGGCGCTTGTTCAAACGATCAAGCAAGAGATTCGCTTTTCCGGCATTGCCCACTTCGTCGGTAAAGATACCGTACTTCTCGAGGGCCTTGAGTTGGTTTTCAGAAGGCGGGGCCATTTCCCAACCGAAATTTGGTATATAATTCGAAAGATCTTCCGCATGAATTGACATTTCGAATTGCAACGGATCGACGAGTTTCCGCTTGCGTTTCCGCATTTCTGCGAGTTGTTTTGCAAGGGCTTCTTCGCGTTCTGCCACGACGTCTTCTGCGCTTTTGGCTTCCATTGCTTCGAGATCGAGCACGACGCCCGTTTCCTCTTCCATATTCTCGACCATCTTTTTCGCAACTTCCGGGCTCTCGCATATCAAGTGAGCCGGGCGGCATAGCTCATGGCGTTCGGTGTGCCATAGAAAATCGAGCAGAAGAAGCTCTTCTTTTCCGGGGAAAAGACGCGTCCCGCGCCCGACCATCTGCGAATAGAGCGCTCGGACTTTCGTCGGTCTCAATACCACCACGCAATCAACCGAGGGGCAATCCCACCCTTCCGTGAGTAGCATCGAGTTACACAAGACGTTATACCGACCCTTTTCAAAGTCTTCGAGTACTTCGGCCCGATCCTTCGATTCGCCGTTGACTTCGGCTGCCTTAAATCCTCGCTCGTTTAAGATATCGCGGAATTTTTGGCTTGTTTTTACTAGTGGAAGAAAGACGACTGTTTTCCGATCCTTGCAATATTCGGCCATTTCGTCCGCAATCTGAACCAGATAGGGATCGAGTGCCGTTCCGACGTCGCTAGCTTTAAAATCACCCGCGGACATTGAAACGCTCGAGAGATCGAGATCGATTGGAATCGTTAAGGCTTTAATCTTGGATAGATAGCCATCTTTGATCGCTTGCACGAGTGAATACTCATAGGCCAAGCTGTCAAAATACGATCCAAGGTTGCGCATATCGGATCTGTCCGGCGTTGCTGTAACTCCGAGTACGTTTGCGACATCAAAATATTCCATGACTTTCATATATCCATCTGAAAGTATATGATGGGCCTCGTCGACGATTATCACGTCCCAATAATCTTTTGGGAATTGGTTCAATCTTTTATCTCGTTGCAAAGTTTGAACTGAACCGACGGTTACGCGATACCAAGATCCTATTGCGGTACTATCTGCTTTTTCTAACGACGTTTTCAATCCGGTTATTTTATATAGTTTGTCACTTGCTTGCTCAAGTAGCTCCGTTCTATGGGCTAAAATCAAAACTCTTTTGCCTTGTTTCACCATTTCTTCGGCTAGTTTTGTAAAAACAACTGTTTTTCCGCAACCGGTCGGAAGGACTAATAGAGTTCTCTTTCTTCCTTGATTCCATTCATTTAAAACGGAATCAATACTTTCTTTCTGATATTTTCTTAATTCCATTTCAACCTTTCTTTTGAGGTGTTTTAACTATCCTTTCAATACTCCACCCACGATCTAGTCTGTGTTGTAACGTTGAATAACTTAACTTGTTTGCTCTTGCAAATTCTGCTAGTGTGTACCTTTTTCCTTCAAATTCTATTATTCTGTTACGCCTAACATTATTCGCTTGAATTGTAGCGTCTGCCCATCGGCAATTAGAAGGCTCATAGTTTCCGTTTACGTCGATCCGATCGATCGACAAGTTATCAGCGTAACCGTGAGATAAAGCCCACGAACGAAACGTTTTATATTCGTTCCATTCTGGACAAATAGAAATGCCACGGCCACCATATCGAGGATAGTCTTTTCGTTTGGGGTTGTTGCAACGCTGTCTCATGTTTTTCCAAGTTTGATACAGCCTTTCTTTGTTGCTTTTCCCGTGGATTCTTTTTTTACACCCACAACTCAAAGTATGGCCGGAAATTAAAGAATCAGATTTGACGGAAAGTTCTTTTCCACATTTACACTTGCACTCCCACTTTACAACTGACTTTTTGCCATTGCCTTTGTTTGAAGATCGACGAATAACAGTTATAAATCCAAATTCTTGACCCGTGAGATCATTCCTTAATTTTCCGACCATTATCTATACCCCCTTAAAACTGCCCGGGATTGAAACCTTGAGTTGGTTGTTGATAGTTTTGAGCTTGTCCCGGTTGCGCGTTCAATACTTTCGTATAGTCCACATCTTCGGCATAGATCATCCCTTTTACTTCGTTGTACTTGTTGCCGTTATATTCACGAGTTCCTACCTTGCAAACTCCAACTTTTCCGATGATTGAATTCCAATCCATACGAAGGGGCTCGCCTTTACGTTTTTGTCCGATCGCTCCAAAGAACGCGGAAAGCATACCCTCGGTTGAGCTGTGCAAGAATAGATTATGACGAAGCTCGGTCTCACCTTCATTCGCTACGATTCGAAGGTGTACGGTAGCTTTAGGACAAGCTGGCAACTTGCCGGGGTTTTGAGGGTTCGGCGTGTGCCGTCCGCGTTCATAGTTTGCGACTGTAAAATAGTATAGGCCATCTGGTAGAAGGACGAATTCAGAATCCTTTTGAATAGTATCATCCCATCCAAATTCGCGATCGTAGTTGTTAAATTGTTGTGTCATGGTTATTTCTCCTTCAATTCTTATAATTCGTTAGTGTTAAATGGTAATTCCGGATCTTTCCGGACTTGGTTTTGGATAACGTCAAGTGTAGCGTCCCAATTCGCGACGATCATATCCCAATAATTCGCCGGGAAGTTTTCGATCGGTGTCCCCATCGGGAAGTGCCCTCGAATATATGCCACGTCTTGCAATTCGCTTTCTGTCACGTTGTGCGGTGTCATCAAGTCGATCAACGCTTGCGGAAGTGTCCCGCTTGTTGGTGCTTGTTGCGGTTGCGGTACGCGCCCCATTTCTTGGGCCACCTCTTGACCGATCTCGGTCAATTGTTCCTTGATATCGTTCTTCGGTTGCTCCTCCGGTTGAGGCTCTGGCGTTGGTTGTGTCGGTTGCGGTTGAGGTGTCACTTGTTGCGTTGTAAAAATATGCGCGATACTGTCGTAAGTAAATGGCAATTGATCCGGCAATCCGTGACGGTTCTTTGCGTCCCACGCCGGACGGTGGTTCGTGTACATGACACGCTCGCCCCCTTGGGCTTTTTTCTTTCCTGTGTCCGTCGTCATGACGATTGTCTTATAATTCGCAAAGAGCACCATGTCGGCCCATTCCTTCACGAGTGGCGCTGTTTTCGAGCTTGATTTTTGCCCGAGCTTCAATTCGTACCGATCGTATGATCCCATTTCGTCCGGCTGCTCGAATTTCTTGATCTGTGCGTGAGCTGTCAAAACGACGTTAATCCCAATATCCACAAGCTCGGACAAGCTATTCAGCAAGCGCCCGATCTCTTCTTGGACGTATGTATAACCCTTGCCCCATCCGAAATCTTCAATCCCGTTCTTTTGGTGCTGTGCGCAAACATAATCGACCGCGAGTTGTTCCGCCCAATCGATCGTATCGATGACGAGCGTCTTGCAAGCGTCCGAATTTGCTTTAATAAACGCGATCTCATTTTTGAGCATTGTCCAACTTGTCGGCTTGTCTAACCGGGCCACGTCCATATTGTCCGTTGATCCTTCGGTGTCGATGAATACCGGATCCGGGAATTGACTTGCAAAGCTAGACTTTCCGATTCCTTCCGGGCCGTAGATGACGACTTTTTGAGCACGCGCCTTCCTTCCTCTTGTGATCTGCATTTTTTATTCCTCCTCGTCGTCGAAACGGCTTGCCAATAACCCGCGCAACATCCCCTCGAAATGCTTGAATTTCGCCTCCTTGATCTCTTCTGTCAGATCTTTCGGCTTTTTTCCGTCTAGCGTCTCGAGCTCATACGTTGCATTGATGACAAGCAATTCGCCCCCGAACGCTTCGGCTGTTTTTTGCATTTTGTCGCCATTTCGATCTAGCACTTCAATGGTACTGGTTGCAGCGTCTTGCAAGTCCTTCGACCAATTAGCGGTATAGGCAAAAGCTCCTTCATTGCTCTTGTAATTTACTAAATAATGGCCCGTTTCTAGGCTTCGAATAACGATAAATTTTTCTGTTTTTTTCATGATTTTTCCTTCTTTCTGTTTTTAGAATCCGCCTTGCCATCCTTGAGGCTGTGCGATTGTTTCGGGCTCGATACTGTACCCGTCTTCTATGATGACGGAACACTCTCCACCCGTTGAGACACGCGTCGCGATTGCTTGCAAGCCCTCTTGTTCGAGCCATGCCCCAAATTCTGCGAGTGTGATCTGATCCATCTGCTCGAGCTTGTCAATTAGGACGAAGCCACAATCTGGCTTGAGCTTGCGGACGATAGCCGTTGCGACTTGTAATTGTTGAGATCCTGACATATTGTCCCAACGTTGACCGAGGTATAAGAGCTCGCCATCATCTACGGATAACCCCGGCAATGGTAAGTCCGCGTTTGTCAGCAAGTCCGTTTTCTGCTTGCGAATACCCTCGATCACAAGATCTAATTCGCGGTACTGTTCGCGGTAAACCTTCGCGTCTTCTTCGGCCTTGTCTTTGTCAAGGTTCGCCCGGACTTTGAGGTTGATCTGCTCAATGTTTGCGATACTGTCTTCAATCTCTTGCGTTGATTCGTCGATAAGATCTTGCGTATCCTTGCGAGCAATATCCAAGTCTTGCGCGAGTGCTTGCTCTTTCTCTCGGGCTTCCTTGAGCATATCTTCCAAACGCTCAACGTTTGCAAGTGCCCCTTGATAATCGCTTTCGATTTTCGCGAGATTCTGACGCTTACGAGCATTTTCGCCATTGCGCCCGAGGATCTCTTGTTGTTGTTGGATCAATTCCGCGATTGAAACGAGCTCTTTTGGTGCGTCCGGATAATACGGCTGCTCTTTGGCAAACTTTTCTTTTTGGTCCGCGATGACGCCGATTGCGTGGCGCTCTTGGTACTTGGTCTTTTCTTCCATTTCGAGCTTGACGAGTTGATCGCCTACCCCGATAATTTGTAAGAGTGTCGTCGCCTTCTCTTTATTCGTCATTTCCATAAATTTTGGAAGATCAAGAGCGAGTTCTTCGACGAAGCTATCAAGCAATTTCTGGCCGGCCTTGTTTCCGCTTGGATCAATAACTTTTAGATCGCTATTTTTGCCCTTGCGTTCGACGATAAGGCCATTCGATAGCGTGATTTTTAGACTTGGGGGAATCGTTGATCCCTCTCGTTGCGGTTGAGAAGGCTTGTACTTATTGCCACCCAAAGCCCACGCTATCGCGTCTAATACGCTTGTCTTGCCTTGGTTATTGTTACCCCCGACGATCGTCAGTCCCTTCGCTGACGGCTCGATTTTAACCGCTTTAACGCGTTTCACGTTTTCGATCTCGAGCTTATTGATTGTTACCATCTTTTAGTTTCCTTTCCAATAGTTGATATTCCCGATCAAGAGACGCGTTCAAGAGTTGGATCTGCTCGCGTTCGATGGCCCGTAAGCGATCGACTTCTCTTTCAAGCTCTCTGATCCGTTTTTGTTTTCTACCAAACATTGCTCACGCTCCAATCATTGTCTGAAATTGAGCTCTTGCGTTGTTGCTTTAAGTCTTCCCAGACACTCGCTTTTATTTCGCGATTGTATTCTTCTTGAAGATCTAGCAATTCTTGGATCTTCGCTTGTTGGCGTTTCTTCTTTTTTTTTTTTTTTACGTCAATTAGGCAAGTGACGAAGCCCGCCCCCCAACAAAAGA